TGCTCCGAGCTGCGGCCGATGCACCCGTCCCGGGTGAACGTCGTCCGGAACCGCGACTACTCGGTCTCGTACCAGTTCTGGAACGACGCCGGCTCGTGGGAGACGATCCGCGAGCCGGTGATCCACTGGCGGTGGCTCTCGGATAACGGCCTGGTCGGGATGGCTCCCTCCGAGCTCTGCGGCACGTCGATCGCCCTGGCCCGTCAGCTCGACATCGCGGCGACCGCGTTCTGGGCGAACTCTGCGCGGCCCGACATGGTGATGGAGCTCCAGGAGAAGATCCCCGACGAGGCGATGACCGCCCTCCGGGCGCAGCTCCGGGAGATCTACGGCGGGGCTCGGAACCGCGGGTCGATCGCCGTCCTCCCGAAGAAGACCCAGCTCAAGCCGATCGAGTCGAACTCGATGGAGGCGAACCAGTACCAGGAGCTGCGGGACTCGATTCTCCCCGACATCGCCCGGGCCTGGGGCGTCCCGTCGACGCTGGTCGGCGATCACAAGATGGCCCGCTGGTCGAACGTCGAGCAGGAGCACCTGTCGGCGCAGGTCTGGTGCCTCCTGCCCTGGGCCCGCCGCATGGAAGGCCCGCTCGACATGATGCTCCAGCCGGTCTACGGCGAGGACGTATACGCCCGCCTTGATAACCGCGGGATTCTCCGGGCCGACACCGCGAGCCGCGTCCAGCTCTACCAGGCCCTCTTCAACATGGGGGCGCTCAAGCCCCAAGAGCTGCGGGAGATGGAAGACCTCCCGCTCCTCGAGGACCCGGCGGCGGACGAGACGTACATGCAGCTCGGCTTTTCGACGCTGGGCAACGCGGCCGCGCCGGAAGGCGGGGCCGTCGTCGCCGATGGCGAGCCGCCGGTGGACGAGCCGGCCGGCAACGAGCGGGCCCCCGGGGCCGGCGTCCCCGAGGCCGGCGGCTTCCGCGAGGGCCAGTACGTCTACTGGGACGGCGGCGAGGGGACTATCGAGCACCTGATGGTCGACGGCGTCCTCGGCGTCGAGGGCTCGCCGTTCTCGATCACCGCCACCGAGGCGGACCCGGCCGCGAGCCTCCGCGTCTACGAGGACGGGGAGCCGACGGAGTTCACCGTCGGGAAGCGAGTCGCCGAGCTGTCCGCGGATCCGATCGACGAGGAGCCCGAAGCATGACGCAGATCGAACGCCGCTACCTCCTGACGAACGACACGCCCGACGCGATCACGGTCGAGCGTCGCGACGGCGACGCCGAGGCCGTGCTGGTCGGGATCTCGCCCCCGTGGGATTCGCTCTCGGTCGACCTCGGCGGATTCCGCGAGAAGTTCGCCCCGACCGCCTTCGACGGCCTGGTCGACCGCAAGCCGACCGACCCGCGCGGGAAGATCGACGTGCCGTTCCTGTTCAATCACGACCCGAACCACGTCACGGGCCGGACCTCGAACGGCCGCCTCGAGCTCGCGAAGGATGCCCGCGGCCTGGCCTACCGGCACAAGCCGCTACAGACCAGCATGGGCCGCGACCTGATCATGATGGTCGAGGATCGCACGATCACCGGCTCGTCGTTCGCGTTCACGGTCGCCGACGGCGGCGAGAACTGGACCGAGGACGAGCGGGGGAACGTGATTCGCACGGTCCACAAGGCCTCGGGCCTCTACGACATCTCCGCGGTCACGAGCCCGGCTTACCCGTCGAGCTCGATCGCCCCGCGATCCCTCGACGCCTGGCGGCAGGCCCGCGGCATGGTGGCGCACCGGGCCGAGCCGCGCGGTCTGACGATCTCCCTCGACTTCGACGGCACGTTCACCGCGGCCCCGGGCCTCTGGCGGTCGTTCGTCACCGACGCGACCGCCCGCGGGAACCGCGTCGTCTGCATCACCCGCCGGCAGGACACCGAGGCGAACCGGCACGAGCTGCGGCTCGCGTTCGGCGACCTCTACGAGGAGCTCGCCGGCGTCCTCCTGTGCGGGCCGGACACGCAGAAGCGGTCGGCCGCCGAGGCCGCCGGTCTCTCCGTCGACATCTGGATCGACGACTCGCCCGAGAAGATCCCGGCCGCGGCCCCCGAGCCGCGAGCGGTCAAGGTCTCGTCGCTCGCCGGCGTCCGCGCCGCGGCGGCGGCCGCCGTCGCGAGGATGCGGATCCATGCCGGCTAGCTGCTCGAAGTGCGGCGGCCGCTGCCGCGTTGAATCGTCGAAGCGGGCCGGCGACCGCCAGGTCCGCTACGTCGCCTGCCAATGCTGCCGCGCTCGGGGCCGCCAGGTCGTCCCAGCGAACCACGTCTGGAGGAGGGTCAAATGATCACCGCCGTCCCGCTCGCCGCCGCCGACAATAGCCTCGGCCTCCTCGACAAGATCTCCGCGTATGTCGCCACCGCCAGGAACACGACCGCCGACGGCCTGACCTGGGCCGAGTTCGGCGAGCTCATGGTCGGCCTCCTGCGGCTGGTCGTGACGATCCTCGACACGGTCTCGACCATGACCGGCGAGCAGAAGAAGGCCCTCGCCCTCCAGTCGGTCGGCGACCTCTTCGACGCGGTGGCCGACCGGGCCGTCCCGCTCGTGGCCCTGCCGGTCTGGGTCGTCGCCCGGCCCGCCGTGCGGTCCCTCGTCCTGGCCCTGGCATCCGGGGCGATCGAGCAACTCCTCTGGCTCGTGAGGCGGTGACATGCCCCTCCCGACCATCGAGCAGATCCGGCTCCTCGCCGAGTGGTCTCCCCTGCTCGGATACGCGCGACGCTACTCGGCCGAGCCGAACGCCAACGCCCGGTCGGTGATCGTCGCCGACGCGCTCGAGTGGGCGGCGTCGCGGACCGAGAGCCGGCTCGACGACGACCTGGCCCGCCACGTCGCGGCCGTCCTCAAGACGCCGGAAGGCGCGGCCCTCGTCCAGCGGATCGTGCAGCTCGTCGCCTCTATGGAGAAAACCCCGTGACCGTTTCCCAAGTCGTCCAATACGCCGCCGGCGTCGCCTGCCTCGGGTACGCCCTGGTCCTCGTCGTCCAGCAAGCCCGGACCTACGTCGGCCGCCGGCGGGTCCGGACGCCGGTCGACGACCTCCGCCTCGTGATCGACCTCGCCGCCCGGCTCCGTGACCAGGGCAAGGCCTCGGCCGTCGTCGTCTGCCAGAAGCTCCTCGACGAGCTGCTCCAGCCGGAGGCCCCAAAGCCGTGAAGCCGCTCGCCCTCGTCGTCGCCGGGCTGGTGCTGATCTTCGGCTTCCCGCACGTCGAGTCGTGCCGGCACGTCACCACGGCGGGCCCGGCCACCGCGGCGGTCTACGTCTATGAGAAGGACGCCCACGCCGTGCCGGCGTTCGTGACCGTGGCGATCAACCGGCTGAACCGCGAGCGGAAGATCGTGGCGACGCTGCTCGAGGCGGACACGACCGACGGGATCGGCGACGTTCCCGACCAGTACCGGCTCGCCCTGGCGGCCGCCCGCAAGGCCGGGCTCCCGGCCGTTGTCGCCCTGGCCGGCCAGACGGTCCTCCGGGTGACGCCGGCCCCGGCGACCGAGGCCGCCGTGCTGGAGGCCGTGCCATGATCGACCCGCGCCTCGTCGACGTGTTCCCCGCCGAGCACGACGGCTACCCGGCCGAGCTGGCCGCGGAGGACACGACCGACGCCCTCCGCGACGCCTGCGGCTCCGCCTCGCGGGAGTTCCCGGCGGCCCTCTGGGTCGAGCCGCGAGACTGGGAGGCGAAGGCCCGCGAGAACGACGCGGCCGGATCGTGGGCGATGAACTACCTCGACCGGTTCACGAACCAGAACCCGACCCACGAGTGTACCTGCCACAGTCTGCGGGCGAACGCCGAGGCCGCCCGCAACCGGGCCCGCGGCGTGATCTACGCCGACGGCCCGACGGACGACTACCGCTACGCCGAGAGCGGCCAGGCCGGCTCGGTCTGGCTCTCGCCGCTATCGGTCTACGCCGAGGCGAACCCGCGGCAGTGGGGCGGCGCGAACGTCCGCCAGGTCCTCGAGATCGCGGTCCGCCGCGGGATGCTGCCCGAGACGGTCCAGCCGCACGACTACGCCTTCCGACACGCCCTGCCCGGCACGACCGGCGCGGGCGGGCTGAACCAGGCGAGCGGCCGGTGGACGCCGGTCTCCGCCTTCCCCGACGGCTGGCAGGAGACGGCCGCCTGGTTCCGGCCGCTCGAGGTGATCTTCCCCGAGTCCTACGAGCAGGCGGTGTGCTGCGTCCTCGCCGGCCTGGTCGTGAGCGTGGGCCGCAACGGCCACGCCGTGCCCTGGGCCCGGTGGATCCCGGGCGAGCGACTCATGGCGTACCCGGACTCGTACGACATCGTCCGCTACGACTCCGAGCGAACCGCCCGGTCCGCCTGGCGGGGCTCGTTCGCCATCGCGTCCATGACCCTCCCCGACGACTGGAGCCGGCCCGCCGGGTGACCATGCGACCGATCCTCCTGGCGATCCTGCTCGCCGCCTCTGCCGCGGCCGCTCCGTGCGACAACTGCCGCGGCGACCGCGTCGTCGGGCCGGGCCCGGTCCGGTTCTCCTGCCCGGTCTGCGATGGCTCGGGCGTCGTGCCCGACAAGCCGGCCCGCGCCGCCGGCGGCCCCAGGCCGGCGGTCCCGCGGATCGAGTGCGGGGCCGGGCCGTCGAGGGACTGCGGCTCCGGGGTCCTGGTCGACGCCGGTGGCGGCCGGGCGGTCGTGCTCACGGCCTGGCACGTCGTCCGCGGCCACCGCGACGCGATTACGATCCGGTGGCCCGACGGCACGACCGCCGCCGCGAAGGTCGTCGCCAGCGACGACGCCTTCGACCTCGCGGTCCTGTCGACGCCGACGCCCAAGGCCGCGCCGGTGCAGCTCGCAGCCAAGGCCCCCGCTGTCGGCGACCGGCTGACGATCGCCGGCTACGGCGGCGCGCCGTTCGTCTACCGCGAGGCCTCGGGCCCGGTGACCCAGTTCCTCTCCCCGGCCGGCCGGCATCCCGCCCATATGGTCGAGGTCCGCGCGGCCGCCCGCCAGGGCGACTCGGGCGGTCCGATCTTCACCGAGTCGGGCGAGCTGGCCGGGATCCTCTGGGGATCGTCGCACGGCCTGACGGCCGGGAGCCACGTCGTCGAGATCCGCTCGGTCCTGGCGAAGGCCTGCCTCGATGGGAGATGCGTCCGCCGATGAACGACGCCGACTACGTCTGGCAGGCCCTCGCGGCCTACCCTGTCCGCCGGGCCCTCCTCGGCCGCGAGCGGTCCGACGCGATCGCCGCGGTGGCCGCCGACAAGATGCCGCCCGCCGGCGAGCTGCTCGCCGCCGGCCGCGGCACCGACGGAGAGCGGCTGGTCCGCCTGGACCTCGAGGAGAAGGTCCGCCGCGAATACCGCGAGCGGTGCGGGTTCGCCTTCACGACGATCATCCTCTGGTGGGCGATCGCCGCGATCGTCGAGGCATTGGTCCGGAAGTGGTGGGAGAGCAACAAGTGACGCAGCAAACCAGCGACGTGATCGACGTGGGGATCCGGATCGCCCGGGAGTTTGGCTTCCCGGTCGTGATGGTCTGCATCCTCCTACTCGGCCTCCGCGAGGCGGCGACGGCCCTACACCATACGGTCGTCGTCCCGGTCGTCGAGTCACACGCGACCTTCCTCCGCCAGACGACGGCGACGCTTGAAGGCCTGGGCCGGACCCAGGAGCAGCAGGCCGAGACGCTGCGGGAGCTGGCGGCCGGCCAGCGCGAGATCCAGGCCGCCGTCACCGGGAAGCCCAAGTAGGTCGACCGTCCTACGGTAGTACGCCAAACTTCGCCGGTCGGGCGGTCGCCCATATCGTGCGGGAGGTTTTCACCACCACCCGAACGCAAGGAAGCGAACCAATGCCCAGCGCCAAGCTCCAGCGCCTCCAGGACGAGGCCGCGACGATCACGACCGAGATCGAGAACCTCCGCGCCCTGACGCCGGCCGACGAGGCCGAGGCGACCCAGATCGGCGAGCGGCTGACGGAGCGGATGGCTCGGGCCGACGAGGTGACGAAGCTCGCCTCCGCCGAGCGGGCTCTCGACGACAAGCTCGCCGGGCTGCGGGCCGTGACCGCCACGAGCGACAGCGACAGCCGCGCCACGGTCGAGAAGGCCGAGAAGCGGAAGGGCCCCGCGATCCACGTCATGCCGGGTAAGTCGCTCCGCGGCTTCGGCACGACCGAGGACGCGGTCCGGGCCGGCCGGTTCCTGCGGGCGATCGCTCGCGGCGACTTCGCCGAGGCCCGGGCGATGGGCGAGACCTCGCCGACCTATGACGGCGAGGGTGCCGAGCTCGTCTCTCCCGAGCTCTTCCGCGGGTACATCGACGTGCTGGGCTACCAGTCCGTCGGCGTCCAGCTCGCCCAGGTCTACACGACCTCGAGCCACACGCTCGAGATCCCGAAGATCGGCGAGATCGACGCCGAGTGGTTCGACGAGCACGAGGCCGTGACCGAGGACGAGGCCACGACCTCGAAGGTCACGATCCCGCTCTACAAGATGGGCCGGATCCTCTCGTTCTCCAACGAGCTGATCCAGGACTCGGCCGCGGTCGTGAACCTGGCCCAGCTCGCCGCGAACCGGTTCGGTCTCGCGATCGCGAAGAAGATCGACACCGTCTGGCTCCAGGGTGATGCCGGCAAGGGCATCGACGGCCTGGTCGACGAGATCGACGCTGGCAACGAAGTCGAGGCGGGCACCGACTACGACGGGGCGGACCTCGCCTCGCTCGTGGGCAAGATCGACAGCCGGGCCATGAACACGGCCTGGGTCGTGAGCTCCGCCGGCTGGGAGCACATCATGAAGAGCTCGGTCGTCTCCCAGTCGACGACCGTCGGCGATCGGGTCCTCCCGGTCGTGATGGGTGCCCCGGTCTACAAGTGCCTCGGCCTGCCGGCCGGGACGCTGGCCCTCTACGGCGACTTCTCGATGGCGACCGCCGTCGCGGTGAAGTCGAACGGGCTTGTGATCTCGGCCTCCGAGCACGCCGGCTTCGAGTCGGACGCGGTGAAGTTCCGCGGCCTCCAGCGGGTCGGCGTCTCGAACCACGACGCCTCCTTCGTGGCGAAGCTGGTCGAGGCCGGTAGCTGAACCTGATCTCGCCCCCACGCAGAACGCCCGGCGGGGGCAAGGATGCCTCCGCCGGGCTGTTCGTTTTTAGGAGGACCCCGTGGCCGCCCTGCACCCGATCCGCCTCGTGAAGTCCTACCGCGGCTACCGGGCTGGGACCGTGATCCAGGCGACCGCTGGACTGGCGGAGCACCTGGTCGAGACTGGGACCGGCGTCCGCGAGATCCAGGGCACGCTCCTGGATGCGGCCGCTGCCCGGCCCGAGCGGGCCGTCGCCGTGCCGGCGGTCGAGACGAGGTTCGCCCATGCCCACTGAAAAGATCCGCCTCGCCGGGGCCTCGACGCGGGCGATCGTCCTGTCGACCGGCGCGGCCCCGCGCGACGTGACCATCGTCTTCGCCGAGGGCGAGGACCTGCCGGCGGGCGAACTCTACGCCACCGCGACCTCGAAGGCGGAGGTCGTCGAGCTGGTCCCCTACGACATCACCGGGAGCGACGGGATCGTGACCGTCCAGTTCACTGTCGACCCGGACGACTTCTCCTCGTTCGGCACCCGGACCTGGCGGCTCGAGGCCGGGACGCTCGAGGAGGCCTCGGGCGGGGATACGGCCTACGTCATGTTCTCGGGCTCGGTGTCATACCGCGAGGCCCTGCCGAACGTGATCGCGTCCACCACCATCGAGGAGGCCGGCTCGTCATGAAGCCCAACACCGTCCGCGTCGTGACCTGGCCCGAGGCCGAGCCGGTGACGCTCGCCGAGGCGAAGGCCCAGCTCGGTATCACCGAGTCGTTCGACGAGTTCGACGCCATGATCTCCGACAAGATCGCGGCCGGCCGCCGCTACATCGAGAAGCGGCTGGGCCAGACGCTCGTCGCCACCGAGTACCGGGCGACCTGGGCCGCCGTGCCGGTGACCGGGATCCTCACGATCCCGAACCCGCCGCTCCTGACGGGCTCGGCCTATTCGCTAACCGTCACGGTCGACGGCGAGGAGGTCGACGAGGAGGACCTCGAGGTCGACGCCGACGCGATGCCGGCGACGGTCAAGCTCGCGGCCGGGGTCTCCGGGAAGGTCGTCGTCACCTACTGGGGCGGCGTCGAGCCGGGCGACCCGGTCGAGCCGAACACGAAGGCCGCCCTCCTGATGTTCGTGGAACACACGTTCAAGAACCGGGGCATCATCGCCGAGGACGGCTCGGCCGAGCTGCCCCAGGCCTTCGAGGCCCTGCTCGCGTCCGCCAGCCATTCGGGGGCCTGGTGATGGGCGTCCTGCCGTCCGGCATCCTCCGGGAGTTCTACGCCATCGAGTCTCCGACCGAGACGCGGAACGCCGTCGGCGAGATGGTCCAGGAGTGGGACGAGGTCGCGCGGGTCTATGGGTCCTACGAGGCCTTGTCCTACGTCGAGCAGGCCCGCCGCGGCCAGGTAGGCGGAAGCACGTCGGCCACGGTCCGGATCCGCTACTACGAAGGCCTTCAAGCGAACTGGCGGCTCCGCTGGCTCTCGCGTGGGGATCGCCTGCTCTACATCTCGGGCGTCGTCGAGCAGGGCCACCGCGAGGCGATGGAGCTCTCGGTCGAGGAGGTCGCGGCATGATCTCGCTCAACTGGAACACGCTCGACCGAGAGATCGGGGCGCTGGTCGGGCGATTCGACAAGCTGCCGAGGCACATCGGAAAGAAGCACCTGGTCGCATCCATGCGCCGGGCCGTGAAGGAATCTAAGGGCGTGCAGCGGCTGCGGTCGAACACGCCGCCGGTAAACACGCGACGCGGCCGGCGGAAGAAGGGCGAGAAGGCCCGGTCCACCGGCGCGCTACGGCGGGCCGCCACTACCAAGGCCCGCTACATCGGCAACAACAGCGGCGGCGTTGCAGTGGCCGGCATTGGCTACAAGTACGGCTGGGAGAGCCGGAAGGCGATCTGGCACGAGTTCGGGACAACCCGAATGAAAGGGATCGCCATGATGCAGCGCACCTTTGAGTCCATCCGGGGCGTTGTCGCCTCCAAGCTCGCCGAGCAGTTGCGGATCGGACTGGAGCGGGCGGCGACAGAGCTCGCCTCTGACAAGAACCCCGGCATGTCGGCCCGCGGCCGCGCCGCCGGCCTCTGAGGACCACGCTATGCCATCCGGATCCGAAGACCTGATCCAGTCCTGGCTCCGCGAGACGCTCGAGGAGGCCGCCGGGTGCAACGCCTGGCCGCTGATCGGGCCGGCCGCGGACCCGCCCTACGTCATGTTCGCCCAGGCCGGCCAGGCCGACGAGGACACGCTCGCGGCCGACGACGAGACCGTCACGACCGGGACGTTCACGATCGAGGTCTACGGGACGAACTACGCCGACACCCACGAGACCGCCCGGGACATCCGCCGGGCCCTGCGGAACTTCGCCGGTTCGTCCGGCGACCTGACAATCGTCCGGGTGCTGGTCACCGACTCGAAGGACTCCGACCCGGTCTTCGAGGACGGCCAGAACCGCCCGATCGCGTACGTCGTCGAGATCACCGTCGCCGTCTCCTGGATGGAGTAACCGATGCCCGCCCTCGCTGGTCT